GTTCCAGACGCCCCATCACGGTGAACCGGGGGTTGACGTTCTGAATGCGGATCGAGACATGGGCGACTGTCAATCTGTCACCCGCAGCCGCCTTCGTATCAGGCCTGAGCAGCACGATCACGTCCGCGCGCTCTTCGTCTGCGTGCCCGCGAGTGGCTGAACTGTCCGTTCGAACCGTTGTGTGGAACTGCTCCTTTCGCAAACGAACCACGCTGCAAAGCTCGTTGAACGAGGTCGTTGCAGGCAACTCTTGGCCGTAAACGGTATGTCCGCCTACTTTCGTGATGATGCAGGGCGTTTTTGGAATGAACACGATGTTTCCCGTCTACAATTGCGTTACGAGCGCGCGACTGTTGGGGTGAAACACGTCATTTCGAATCTGTTCGAAAGTCCGCAGTCCGGGGGTTGCCCCGTTGATCGAAAAGATCATCCCGTCATCGTTGTGCCCCTGGTCATGTTGCACCATCGCCACATCGACTGAGCGCGTAGCTAAGGCAAGCAGATAGGACTCGACGTATGACAGTAAGAGCCCCCAACGAATCGTCGTGTGGACGTAGTGCGACGACCCCCACTTTCGCCCTGCCCGATCGACCTGCTCGAAGCGGACTACCCTTGTCGCATTCGGACGACTCATGAGCACGGCCCCGTATGCCGTCGCGCCTGCGGCGATTCTCGACTCAACCCGAAATGCGAACTGTCGCCACGCCTTTGCTACCGATGCTCCATCGTTCATCGAGACGTTGATGACGCGAGCGATCATCTCGTTCGTCGCTTCGTTCACGAGTCTCGTTACTCTTTCGCGCTCGTCGTCGCTCAGGGCGGGGTGGGCGTTCGTCAGCGCATTCGTCAACAGGCGGGTCGAGGTCGACACCAATAGTTCATTTATTGCGCCGACCAACGCAGCTTCTTGAGCGTGTATGGCGCGCTCGAGGTCTGTTCGGGCCTGAGTCGAGCTCGGCGCACGGTGGTCGATCGCTCGCGCGAGCGAGCCTAGCAGTCCGAGCGTAAAAAGCTGATAGTGCCGCTGGGCCTGTTGCGCTGCCGCATCGATCGCGGCAAGAATTACCGTGCGATCCGCCTGCGCCACGAGATGTATTTCCCGACGTATTCGAGCGCCTCACGACACACGCTAAGAAGAAGCGGTTTGCCGGGGCGGAACATCTGCGAAGTCTCGCCGACCGTCATCGACATCAGCCCGTCTTCCCGGTGCTTCTGGATCTCCGCGTGCACGTCGGTCGACAAAAGTCGATCGGCCTGAATGATCTGCGCCTTCTTGAGCGCCTCTTTGAACTCGGTCGGAAATGCTGCCCAATCGGTCGCGTCGATCGTCTCCATGTCGCTTGCGGCAAACTCTGGCTCAACGATGTCCTGCTCGTCCCGATTCATCCGATAGCGCAGACGACAAAGGCGGTTCTTCGCCTCCATCAACGCGGCAATGCGTTGTTCCCTTGTTGCCGCCGCCCACCCGTTCATGTTCGGAAGGCTATACGCGGTCACTTCTGCCCCCGCGTAGCTTTGAAACGAGGTTGTCGGAACGACAAGCGGATCGAGCTTTTCAACGACGTAGGACTCAATCTGCCCGATTGAGCCATTCGCATTCGCTAGGTATAGCTCGACAATGCGGGACTCACGAACCGCCCCAACCGTCACCGCGTTCTGGTTCGCTGCGATCGTAAGGCTCGCGGTAGACCCGCTTGTGAACCCCGGGATCGCAGTCTTAGCGATGAGCTCGACGCCATCCCCGTTCAGAAGGCGATACTGAGCCGAAGTCGCATTGAATGGCTGACCGGCGCTGTCGACGAAGGACAACGCCAGAACAACTTCGGTATTCTCAAGATATGCCTTCATGGTTCAGGACTACGCGCGTTACGCGGCCTCCTGCTGCGATGGCAGATTCGGGAATTCCCCCTGCGACGTTGGCTGCGAAACGTCCCTGGGCGCGGGCTGCTGCGCCCTCAGAATTGCCTCGATCAGCTTCACGATCGAATTGGACTTGACGTGCAGCGAATTGCCGATGGGGCGAAGACCCTCAATGCCATCCCGGTCCGCGATTGCCTCGAGCTCTTCCCTTGTGTATGCCTTCACCGGGTCCTGAATGACCTTGGTCTCGCCCGCGGTCATTTCGGCGTCCATCGGGGTTGTATGCGAGTCGATGATGACCTGTGCCATCGAAGGATTCCGGGGCTGGTCTTCGACCGTCTCGATCTGCACGAGACCGGCGAGGCGTTGCGCCTCGAGACTTGTCACGTCACGAGACGAAATGCCGCTTTCGAAAGGCACGGGGCCGAAGTCGCCTGTGAAGTTTTCCATGCCCGCTTGAATGATGCGAATTTTCATTGCTTCTCCTCGATTCGTTTGAATTACAAGTCAGATAAACAAAGGGGGCGTGGTCACCCACACCCCCTTCGTCAGTCGTGACTTACTGCGCCTTAGATGTTCGTCACTGCCTCGAGGCGCGCGAGCGACTTGGTGCTCTTCAGCGCCAGGCCGCAATACCACTTCAGGCGGGTGCGGCTCGCGTCCTTCGTCTGCACCGTGCCCACGTCCTCGACCCGGATGCCGGCCGCTGCGCCGCCGTAGAGACCATGCAGCCCGTCGAGCTCGTTCATCCGCGCGGCATACACCGAGCAGAGGTTCGACCCCGCGCCCTTGGTCTCGTTGGCCGGGAGGTAGTCGTTTCGCAGAATGGGAACCCCGTTGTGTGCGAGCACCGGAACCCCGAAGTTCGGGATCTCGATCATCGACGCATCGGTGCCGCCCGTCGCCCGGAGAAGGGCGCGGTAGGCGCGAATCGTTCCCGCGCGCATCACCATCGCATCGGCGCCGTTCGGAACTGCGTCCGAAAGCTCGTCGAGCATCGCCAGGGTCAGTGCGGCGCCGTTGGCACCCGCGGTGACGATCTGGCCGGCGACCGTGAGAACCTTCATGCCATCAAATTCCTTCGGGTTCGCGGTGTTGTCGCCGCGCACGACGGTCTCCTTGAACTTCTTCGCGAGACCCTTGGCCTTCAGCGCGATCTGCGTCGATTTCTGATCGTTCGTGTCGGACATCGTTTCCTGGAGGAACTTGTCCACGTCCACGTCGCCGATCAGGATGCGAAGCTTGCTGATGACCTCGGTGAACGTCGAAGCACCTTCGCCCACCGTGTCGTTCGGATCGAGGAAGTCCGCCGACGCCAGCGTGTTCTCGCGGTCGTAGACGTATGCCTTGCCTTGGATGCCCATGAAGGGCAGAAGGGCGAAGAGTTCGTCCTTCTCGATGATCTCTTCGATCACGCCGGCAACCAGCATGTTGTTCGAGAGCTTTTCTGCCTGTTCTTTCAGAAGTGCCATGATCTTTCCTTTCGGTTTCGGCGATTCAGTCAGCCGTGACTATATCACGACTGACTTACTTTGCCAAGTGGGTTGGGGACTATTTCTTTTTCGCGGCCTCCGCAAGCCCCTTGGCGATCTTTTCCCGAGACGACAGTTCCTTGGTGCCGTCGCCAGGCTTCCCGCCGTTCAGGGTCCCGGAGCCCGCGCCCTGCTTCAGCTTGCTCTTCACGAGCTGGTCGGAATCGGGGTCCGCCGCGACGATCTTCTTGATCGCCTCCTCGAAGGAAAGGGGTTCGCCCTTACCGTCGATCAGCATGGTGCGATCCGAGGCGCCAGCCGGTCTGTCGTAGCCGACCATCTTGCCGTCCTTGAACTCGAAATGCGAGCCAAACAGGGCTCGAGTCTTGGCAGGCGTGAGCGACATCTCTTCGGCGATGAACTTGCTGTTTCCGAAGGCATTTCCGACCGTCAGCTCGGCAATGATGCTCTGAAGCGTTCTTTCGCGGCCCTGTATCTCGAGGATCTCCGCGTTCTTCGCGTCGAGCTCTTTCTTGTGGGCCTCGTTCATCTGCTTCTTCAGGGCGTCCCAGTTGCCTTCCGCCTTCAGCTTTGCCTCTTCGGCGGCCTTCTTGGCCGCCTCGGCGTCCGCCTGGGCTTTCAGCAGCTCTTTCACCTTTGCGGGGTCGATGCCTTCGAACTGCTTGAGCTGCTCCTTCACTCGAGCGAGCTCGTCGGTCGCGGTCTTGAGGGCGTTTTTCTTCTCCATGACCTCCTTCAGAAGCTTGGCTTCTTCGTCGGTCGGCTTCTTTCCGTCCTTCTGTTCCGCTTCTTTCTTGCGCTCGGCCTCCTCGCGGGCGGCTTTCTGTTCGGGCGTTTCGCCACCGCCGCTGCCACCGCCACCGCCGCCCGTGGGGTCGCCTTCGGGCGCCATGTAGCCGTAATTCGGGAGAACCTTCGCCATCGTCGTCAAAATGCTCATTGCACTACCTTTCTCGTTTGGCCTTTCACTTGGCCGTTGTTCACCTTGGATCGGTCACTCGACCCAAACCTCACTGCTACGCTTTCGCAAGTTGATTCGCCTGCGAATTCTTGCCCGCCTTCGACAGAATGCTTGAGCCGCTTGCGGGGTCCTCGACTACCTGTTCCGGGGGCCAGGACTTCAATTCCTCGATCATCTTGTTCCGCAGATCCTCGGCGAGCTGCGGGAAAAGCTTGTCGATGGTCTTCTCCATCTGTGCGCGACGAACCTCTTTAGGTGCCTCGATCAGCATCAGCTTCGAGGCAATCTCGAACTCGTCATAGAGTCCGCGCACGTCGTAGTTGTCGGGATAGGACACGAGAGCCCTGTCGAGCTTCTCGATTTCTCCGTCTTCGCCATGCCATTTCGCCACTAGCAAGGCGAGTTTGTTTTCCACGAGTTCAAGCGAATCGCCCTTGGAGCACAGAAGCGAATTCACCCGCTCGAAGTCGTATGCCTTTGCAACGCCCGAACTGTTGTCGATACCTACCGCGTTGTCTTCTTTCGTTCGCTCGCCCGCAAGGCCGACCGAGTGGTAAATCTCGTTGATGATCTTGTTGATGACCTTGAGAATCAGTTCGGCCTGACCTGGGTCGGGGTTGATGAACTCCGGTCTCGCCCCACCCGATGCCTCTCCGTCATAGACGAAAAGGCGCTTCGTTCCCATCTCCAGCAGCTTGTCATAGGCTTCTTCGCCAGGAAGAACGCCCTGTGCGGGCATGATGAGCTGACTGAAGGTTTGATCCTGAATGATCGCGTCGATGTTCGAAAGGTAGTTCGCTGCGGCGCGATCGAGATACGCCACGTCTGCAATCATCGCGGGCGACGTGTATTGCTCGTCCGAGATCACGTTGTCGGCGGGAATGACCGGGACGACACCCAGCCCGTGAACCACGGGAGCATCCGCGATGATGGTTTTCTTGTTGCCCTGCCTCACGACGCGAAAGAGCTGGCTGAAGTCCCTTGTCCACAGACGGTAGCGGTCTTGAAGATCACCCGACGACTCGATCGGGTCTGCGTCGTCACGATGAATTTCGTAGATCAGAATCCAGCGAAGATCGCCCTTTTCGTCGTAGCTCATGTCCAAAACATGCCGTGGGGACACGATGTAGGCGTAGGTGCGCGCGTCTGCTTCTTTTTCTTCGGCGCGCGTGCGAACGTCTTGCGTCTTGTTCGAGTCGACCACTATCCAGGCGCGACCGAAAACCGAAGCGCGGTTCGAGACGCGCTTCATGAGATCCACAATTGAAAGCCCTTGCAGGGTGGCCTTCTTCCAGAACCTCTTCACCGATTCGGGGGCGCTCTCTTTGTTGCGC